ATCCCAGGTCCGCCAACCACGAGATGACTCCTTCGGCACCAGCCGGAATAGCTGGTGTCGACTCCCCCATGATTATCATTTCCCACCTCACTTGATGTACGTGATGATCAATTGAGGCGGTGAATAACCACTGCCGAATCCTGCCGCAGTACCGAAGTAGTCTCGCGCGTTGGTCGGGGCCTCAATGGCGATCCCCTTGGCACCACCCGTACGCAAGAGCTGCGCGAACTGCATCTGGAGCTGGATGGTCTTGTAATCCACCGGACCTAGGTGCGCTTGCACCACCCTGCGAAGAGGGAGGAAGCCGGTGGCGGGCCACGTAAGAGGTTCCGACGTCACGTTGTGCATCCCGAAGAAGATGTCAACCCCGGTGTTCCAGTAGCTCGCAACGTTCTGGAGTTTTAGCTGAATGCTCTTGATGGTGCTGCTCGCCAGGTCGCTGTTGATGAGCGCGTAGTTGAACCCGATGAGCGCGCGCTGGGTGCCGTACGCGTTGCCCTCGTTGCCGTACACGAGGAAGTTCTCTCCGCGCGTGTCCGTGCGCTTGGCTCCGCTGGCTTGGTACGTCTGGCTCCACGTGGCCGTATACGTGCCGACCCGCGTCACCGGCTGGGAAGGAACGGCGGGGAGGGCGGGGTACGCCGGTACCGCAGGCGGAGCCGTGATGTCCGACCGCATCGGATAGTCCACGTACACGAAAGCAGCGCCGTTCCAGTACCGACCGCGCAACCGGCCGTCCGCGCGCATCCACAGGTTCGTCGGGTCGCTGGTGTCTGGATCACTGGCTCGTACCGGCACGACGAACTGACTCGGGAGGGTTCTCTCGATCTCCTCCCGTAGCGTTTTGACAAAGCGACTCTCATCGCTGGTGCTCCGGCTGAATTCTGCCATCACACAACTCCGTCCACGTCGATTTCTGGCAGCACGTCGTCACTAAGGTCTACGGTTATCTTCACGACCTGCTGCTCGGGGTACACGTCCCGCTGGATGATGCGCACCGTGTCGTAGCTGAGATCTAGCCAGCGATCCTTGACCTTCAGCCGACACCGGTCCCCGACGTTGTACGTGTAGGCGTGCGGCCGGTTCATGCTCACTGTGAACTGAAACATGTCGAGCGTGCGGCTGTAGAACTGGCGCTCGGCTCGGGCGTGCTGCGCTAGCGTTACGTTCTCCTGGACACCGGACCAGCTAGTCGCTTTGTCGAAGATAAGAACTTCGTCGTTAGCCAGTGCCGGATCCTCATCCCTGGCATACGGCTGAACTTCACTGGTCGGACCTTCCCCGAGCGCCCATTGCCTGCGCACTAGCTCGTCGCTGTTTTCCTCCGGCGGTTCGTAGCTCAGGATGTTGCCGGTCTCCCCGTAGCTGAACTCCAGTCCATCGATGACTCCGCCGCGCTCCGGGAAGTAGGTCTCGAACCACAGGAGCGGGCCGTCGTCGCCTTGCCGCACCTGGACGTCCCACTCGAAGCCCCGGTCACGATTCGCCATACTGTCGATCCAGCTTCCGAGAGTACGGAACTTATTACCGACCACCAGTAAGTCTCGGTCTACGCCGCTTTCCTTGTTCTCGGTGGCGTCGATGTACGGAGCACCTTCCCCGTAGTAACTAAGGATCTGGCTCTCTGCAAGGAATTGCGCCAACGTGAGTTGGTCCCAGTCGTTATAAACCTGGTAGTTACTCTCCGGGTCTTCGTTCCACGGGGCAATGATGAAACGGTAAAAGTAAGTCTTCCACTCCTGCGCAGTGATGACCACTTCGTTGGTGCTCGGGTCCCACTTACGCTTCGTGATATACCCCGACCACGGCTGCACATTGTTGTCCGCCGTGACGACCACACTGTTGTCCAGGTTCGTCGCCGTTCGGATAGGTCCCTGCAACACCGGGTCTTCCGGAACGACGATGCGCGCTTCGAAGGTGCCCGCACCGTTAACCGTCTCTGACCACAGTGGTCCCTTCAGAGGCAGCTCGGCGATGAACACCTCGTGGAGCTGGTCATAGAAGGTATAACGAAAGCTGACCATCTTCTCCCCTAACAGTCCGGGGAGGCAGCCGAAGCCACCTCCCCGCTAGTTTACCCGTTTACCAGGCGTTCTACGCCTTCGGTGGTACCTTGGCGGAGCCCTGAACCTTGGTCTGCGCCTGCGCGTCCACGAGCACCTGAACCTGAGCCGCCACGGTAGCGAGCTGTGCCTTGAGCTCGTTCACAGTGTTCTTGGTGGCGGTCACAGCGGCGTCCACGTCCTGCGTCACTCGCAGGGCTGAGCGGGGCGTCGCGTCGCCGTCGACCGGGTACTTCCATCCGATGGCGCGCATGTTGGCGAACAGATCGCTGCTCGAGTCCTTCAGGTCGGCCACGAAGGCGTCGACCACGTCCTGTGCGTTCGGCATATCGTTGTCCTCTGCTGCGCGGAGACCCCACGCTGTAGTCACTTGCTCGGGATTGCTGGGTGCGCTGCCGCTGCCATAGCGGAAGCTGAAATGGATGTGCGTCGAATGCGAGTCCCCGCCGCTGTAAGCGCGCTGGATCCAGCCATCGTCCCGGCTCCAGATGCGACGGTTGAAGATGATGTAACGCAGGCGCTTCTCCGCGCCCGAACGACAACGCGCCAGAATGACCTGAACGATGCGCTCCGCGCTCCAGCCCGTCTTCCACGGACCGCGCGCGTCGACGTCCCGCGCGTGCACCTCATTGATGTTGTCCGAGTCGCTCTCGCCCTCGACGTACCCGGTCTCGTCCGGGTTGTGGTCGCTCGGACTGGTGCTGTGCTCGCCATCACCAATGGTGCCGTCTTGCGCCTTGTTACGGCTCGGACTACCGACGTAGTTCACTTCCGTCAGCAAGCTAGTGCTAGCCGGAATGTTGACCCATGCCATGCGTACCCTCCCTCTCTCCCTCGCAGGTTATGCGGCTTCGTAGGTCAAGGAGAACTCCATGCGATCTCCTCCCGCCCAGGTGTGCGGTACCGACCCCGTCACCTGTGCGTTACCCGTGAAGAAACTGGCCTTGGTGGTATCGGCCCGGACCATACCATTGTAGTTCTGCGCCGGGCTGACGTCTCTTCCATACCAGCCCCCGGAGCTAACCGCGAGCGCTTGGCCGGTAACCGGCAGGCTGAGGTACAGGCCACCCGTACCGGCTGCCCATCCCGTAGCGCCAATGACCATTGTGGCCTTCACGTGTACCGTCTTACCGATCTGCTTGTATCGACCGCTCATGGTCGCACCGACGCCTGCGTTCGGGCTGCCCGAATCTGCGGAAAGGACGGGGGTGTAAGGCGTCCACGCCGATTCCGTCGCCGTCTTGTAAGCATCTAGCGCGGCAACCGTTGCACGCAACGTCGGGTCCGCCCACGTTCGTAAGTCCGTGATGGTGGTTGCCGTCATCACCGTGTTTCCGGGACTGATGAGCACATTGCACACTCGCCACCACGCTCCCGGGCGGTGGAAAGTACCCGCACCGTTGAAGTCTGCGTCCGCGATAGCGACCGGGCTACCGGCCGGAGTGCCCTGACACACCTCCCACTGCGCGCCGTTTGCGTCGGCGTCTGCGCCGTACTGCTTATCGATGACCCGAAGAATCAGGCTGTCGATTCGTGGGCTACCGCTAGCCGCAGGCCACGCAATGCTGTCAGCCGCGTTGCTCCAGGCGAAGTAGGAACCCTGAGTGTTCGACTCCAGGCCGTTGATCGCTGCTGCGCCAGCCGCCACGCTCAGACTCAAACCGGCGCCGCTAGGCGTCAACGCAAAGTCCGTCGTAGCCGTGAGATAGCCCTTACCTGCGGCCGTCTGCGCCTCTAGGATGTTGCGGAAAAGTTCGACCGGGTGGCTGTAACCACTCTGGCCGATATAGCCGGGTGCTACTTGAAGACCCATCTTCTACTCCCATGCGCTCTCGGCCGTAATGGTCACTGTTGTGCTTGCATTGAAATCTGCGTACAGCCGGAGGTCGTTCTGGCCCGGCACCAGCTTGAACCAATCGCCGCTCTTCATGCCCGTGAAGGGGAAGCCGTTCACATAGGCCACCTGATTGGCGAAGTCCAACGTGATGGTCTCTCCGACGCCAATTCCGACCCCGAACCAAATCTCATCATCCGTGGTGTCGTTACGAAGACGCCAACCACCGTCGGCCAGCGGCCCCGTCAGTACTGCGGAGAAGGAGTGGGAGGGGGCGGTACCGATGTTGTTCAAGCTAGCCACCGTCACCGCAGCACCGCTGCTGACCGTGGTCCAACTGACCGGGAACGTGATAGGGAAGCTGAGCCCCGTCTCGCTCAGGCCAGCGGTACCAGCCGTCTTGACCTGCTGCGTCACGCTGTATTTGAACGGGTCCGCACAGATCAGCGTCGTGTTCCAGCGGAACCCCGTAGGCACCGCGTTCCAGTCCGTGTCGATGGCCGCACTGCGCCGGTACCACACGTACTTCGGGATGGCTTCATAGCGAACCATCTTGAGGACCTTGTCGCGCGGGAACGCGTCGCGGGCAATGGCGTCGTGAAGCTGCTCGGCGCTAGCCTCGCTGCCCGCGTAACCCCAGCCGCCCACCAGCAGGAACC